TAGCCTCCGGTGGAATTGCGCGCGACGATGGACAACCCGAGCCCTCCCCAGATTGCCCCTGATCCGAACCTGGCTGCCGAGCAGCAGCAGGCGCAGGACAGCCTGATCGCCGGCCTTCAGACCCAGGCGCAGATGGACACGGCCAACATCATGGCGCGCTACGGCACGCGGCTGGCGCTGTCGAACAGCGAGACGGCCACGCCTGCAGCGCCGGCGGCGCCGATCGCCTTCGGCAAGGCCGCCTGATGGCCGAGAACCCGGTCAAAACCCAGGACGCCAATCCTCTCGAGCGGGAAGCCATCGCGCGATTGCTGGCCGCGCGCACGCAAAAATCCTACCGCGAGCAGGAGATCAAGGAGTGCTATTTCTTCGCTTCTCCGATGCGCCAGCGCACGATCAATTCGATGTCGGAGCCCTCGCGCGCGCCGCCGCTCGACGCGGGCGAACTCAATACCGACAAGGCGTTTCTGCTGTGCGGCGATTTCATCACCGAGGTCGTCAACGGCTACATGCCCGAAGCTCAGCCCTGGTGCGAGCTCGGCCCCGGAATGGACCTTCCCGAGGGAGCATGGGCCAAGGTCGACGACACCGCAAAGAAGAACACGGCGAAGGTATTCAATGCGATGAAGGCTTCGAACCTCTATCCGGAGGTGACGAAGTCCTTCAACCCGGATCTGGCGATCGGCACCGCGGCGATGTGGATCGACCGCCTGCATCCCTCGCAGCCAATCCGCTGCGTCGCCGTTCCCTTCCGAGAGCTTGAAATCAACTCCGGCCCGCATGGCGACGTCGACGATCGCTTTGCCGTGCGCTGGACCCGCAACTGCTACGCGCGCGAGCTGCTCGGCGAGGAAATCTGGGCCAAGGTCGACGAGAAGATCAAGAAGCATGTCGCCGATAAAGGCGAGGTTCGCTGCCAGATCGTCTGGGGCTTCTGGCGGAAGTGGGAGGACAAGAGCAATGAATGCTGGCAGCACGTCGTCCTGCTCGACAACAACCTCGTGCACGACGTCGAGATCAAGGGCGAGGGCTGCTGCCCGCTGATCGTCATGCGCTTCAATCCGAATGCGGATTGGGTATTCGGATTCGGTCCGCTGTGGCAGGGGCTGCCAAGCCTGCGCCAGATCGACGAAGCCGAGCTGATGCTGCAGGAAAACGCGGAACTCGCACTCCGGCCGCCGACCACGTTTCCAAACGATAGTTTCACGATGGTCGAGCAGGGCCTCGAGGCCGGCATGTCCTATCCGATCCAGCCAGGGACGGAAAACGCGATCAAGAATATCTACGCGCCGCCGCCGGCCAATCCCGAATATTACGCCTATGAGCAGCGCATGAAGGACCTGCGCAAGCTGTTCTTCGTCGACCTGCCGGAGCAAAGCGGCGACACGCCGCCGACCGCGACGCAGTGGGTCGACGAGCTCGCGCGCGCCCAGCGCCGCATCGGAACGCCGGGCTTGCCGTTCTGGCGCGAGGGACCGGCCTCGATCTTCACCCGCTTCAAATATCTGCTGGAAAAAGCTGGAACGATCGCGCCGATCCAGGTGAACGGCGTGACGGTCGCGACGCTGCCGCGCAACCCCGCCCAGGCCGCGGCGGAATTGCAGGAAGTGGCGATGTTCGGCAAGGCCGTCTCGTTGCTTGGCGGGACTTTCCCGGAGGAGTTCAAGGCCAATGCTGACGGTCGCGCGACTATGGAAGCGGTCTTGAAGAAGATGCGGGTGACCTTGCTGGTGCTGCGCGACAAGGGCGAGGTCGCAAAAGCCGTCGACCAGATTGCCAAGCTCACGATGGGCCGACACGCGCCCGAGGCGCCAGACGCCACGCCGGGACCCGCCGCATGACAGAAATCCACCCGACAGACGCCGAGATCGCGGAGTCGATCGACCGCATCTCGCGCACGCCGGATGGCGCCAATTTTTACGTCCTTTTGCAGCGCCGGGTGATGCGTGTCGTGGGCATCGCCGAGGCGGGTGCGTTGCAACTGGATAACGGAGAACGGATGTTCGCCGCGAAATTGATCGGCCTCATGGCGAAGGGAATCCACGAGAGTGGCGGACGAAGCAACACAGGGTCAGACCCAGGGCACGGAAGTGAAAAGCCCGTTGTCGTCCCAATCGCAACCCCAAGGGCAGTCGGGGGGTCAGCAAGGCGCGACCCAGCAAGGGCAGAGCGGATCAGATCAGTCGACATCGGGGGGCTCTCAGGGGCAGACCCAGACACAGGGTCAAACGCAAAAGCCAACGGCTCCTGACTGGCTTCCGGACGCAACCTTCTGGGACGCCGAAAAGGGCGAACTGAAGGGCAAAGACCTCGGCTCCCGCTTCACCGAAATGGCCACTCGCATCGCCGCGGAAGACGTCCGCAAGGGCTCGCTGCCGCAGGCGCCGGAAGCCTACAAGATCGAGCTTCCCGCCGATTTCAAGGCGCCCGCCGGCGTCGAGTTCAAGTTCGATGCGAATGACCCGATCCTGCCGCAGGCGCAAGCCTGGGCGCATTCGGTCGGCATGACGCAAGAGCAGTTTGCGAAGGGCCTCGGCCTGTTCGCCGCTGCCAAGGTCGGCGAGCAATCGCGTATCGACGCCGCCCGTGCGGCCGAAGTCGCCAAGCTCGGGCCGAATGCCTCCTCGCGCGTCGACAGCGTCGTGAACTGGATGAAGGCGATGGACAGTTCGGCGAATAAGGCCGATGCCGCCGCTTTGGCCGGCATGCTGGTAACCTCGCGTCACATCGAAGCCTTCGAGCGCCTGATCACGAAATTCTCCAACCAGGGCACCGCGACCTTCGACAACCGTCATCGCGATCGCCAGCCGCAGGGCACCGTCAGCGACGCCGAATACGAGAAGATGTCGCCGGCGCAAAAGCTCGATTATTCGCGTCAGTTCGATCAATCGCAGTTCCAGAAAGCTTCTTGAGAGAAGGACTCTAGGTCATGGCCGTGAACAACCTCATCACCCTTCCGGAATATGCGAAGGGTTTTGCCAAGGAGGACATCCGCCGCACCGTGATCGAGATGTTCACCTCCCGATCGGATGTGCTCGAAGTCATGCCGTTCGAGCAGCTCCGCGGCTCCAAATATCAGGGCTATCGCGAGAGCGCGCTGCCGGTTCTGCAGTTCCGCGGCATCAACGAGGCATCGTCCTCGGGACACGGCAACATCTCGCCCTTCGACGAGTCGACCTACATCATCGACCATGACATCGACGTCGACCGCGCCATCCAGGATCGCCACGGTCCGGAGCGCCGAAATTACGAGGAGCGCATGGGCATCACCGCCGCCGCGCGCCTCTGGGTCGACACCTTCATCAAGGGCGACCAGTCCACCAACCCGCGCGTGTTCAACGGCATCCAGATCCGTTCGAACCTCTACGGCCGCAAATTCCACAACTCAGCTTCTTCCGGCGGCGCCGCGCTCTCGCTCATCAACCTCGACCAGATGCTCAACAACCTGAGCAAGAAGTCGGGTCAGAGCTATATCCTCGTGCCCTTCGCCTCGCTGCCTCTCTGGATTCAGGCCGCGCGCACCCAGACGCTAACCGGTTTCGTGATGCAGACCTGGGACGAGATCGGCATGCCCAAGCTCTCCTACGCGGGCCACCGCATCCTGTTCGGCTATCCGAAGGATGACCAGGTTCCCGTGCTGCAGTTCAACGAGGTCGCCTCCGGCGGCGGTTCGGCGGTGACCGCCTCGCTGTACGGCCTGACCCTCGGCGAAGGCATGCTCCGCGGCATCCAGGTTCGTCCGCTCTCGCCGGAAGATGTTGGCCTGCTGCAGGACCGCAAGACCTTCCGCACGCACATCTCTTGGGACGTCGGCATTGTCGACGAGCACAAGTACTGCCTCACCCGTCTCGATAGCTGGACCAACGCCGCGATCGTTGCATAAGGACCCGGATCCATGAGCTTCCCCAATCAGCGGACTTATCCCTTCGACGCCAACATGTCGCTGTCCGACAACGCGGCGGCATATACGGCCAGCGGCTATCTGCAGGTCGGTGGCGCCGACGGCGTCGTTGACCTCGGCGGCAACCAGGGTGTCACGATCACGCTGCCCTCGATCGACGACGTCTCTTCGATCACGCCGCAGCAGCCGCGTATCGATGCGATGGCCATCTTCGACGTGACCGCGATCGATATTTCGAGCGGTAACGAGACCTATCAGATCGACATCATGGTCTCGAATGATCCCGCCTTCGCCGCCGGCAACGTGGTTTGCGCCGCCGGCGTGCAGATGGGCAAGGGTGCCTCGCTCCGCGGCGCCGTCGCGCAGAAGGACAGCGTCATCGGCCGTTACGAGATTCCGTTTACGAACAACATCGCAGGCGCGATCTACCAGTACTGCAAGGCCTATCTCACGGCCGGCGGCACCACGCCTTCGGTCAACGTGCTGAGCTACATTTCCGTCCTGCCGGAGCCATAGACATGCAAAAAGTTCTCGTTCGAGATGCATCGCCTGAAGAAGGGCACCCGCAAAATATCGAGATGAACGCGCTCGATGCCAATGATGCGGTCGCTGCCGATCCGGAGCGCTACAGCATTGTGCATCGTCATCCGGTGCATGCGGCTCGCTCCATCGAAGATCGGGTGACGTTCCTTGAGGGGCGGGTCAAGGCACTTGAGGATGCCGGCAAGGTTCCCGCCGGGCCTGAACCCGAGGGCGAAGAGTGAGCACCTCCTACAAGGTCGATCTCGACGGTAGGCCGATCTTCACCGATCCCGATCAGGGATCGATGCTGGTCAAGATGTGGGACATCGGGCCAACCAAGCCGCTCGCTCCGGAGAAGCCGCCGCTTCCGGAAGGCAAGGAAGGCACGCCCGCCCATGATCTCGCGTTGATCGAGTTCGAGGGAGCGATTGCCAAGTACAAGGCCGACCTCCAAGCCTACGGCCAGCAGCTCCGCGATTTCGAGCAATGGCACCGGAATTTCGAAGGTCCCTACGAAATCACCGATCACTCGGTGAACGTGCGCGAAGCGATGCAGAACGATCCGGAGCGCTATTTTGTGAGCGACGATCGGCTGCCAAATCATGGTCTGCCGAAGGGCCGCAAGCCCGGCAAGTGGCACGAACGTCAAAAGGAAGTCCGCGCCGCAGAATCCCGCGCCCGCGCCCGCGAACTGGCGCGCGACCCCGTTTTCGGACACCAAGGAGCCCAGCTATGAAGATCCGCCTTGTCAATTCGTTTCGGGCGCTCCCCAGCTTTGTTGCTGCGCTCGCAGTCGCCGGCCTGCTCGTTTTGCCTTTCAGTGCGCCGTTTGCGCCGGCCATCGCTGCGGCCAGCTCTCAGGTCACGCACGCTGTTCTGTGCGCTCCAGATGTTGCGGGCGGCGTACAGGGGCCGCGTCAAGTCAAGAATACCTCTTCGGCGACCGGCGGCACCTACAATCTGAACTCAGGCGGATGTGCCGTGATGGCGGGAGCCGACATCGGCTTCTTCGTGTCACAGGGATACAGCTACGGACCGAACCTCTTTACGCTGCGCGCGGAAGCCATTAGCAGCTCGAGCACTACGTCGGTCAGCACGGGGCTTACCCTCCCGGCTTATGGCTACATCGTAGGCTTCATTCTTTGCGAAACGGCCGGCAATGCGGTCACCGGCGGTCTCAATATCGGGGATGCTGGATCAGCGACCCGATTTGCCTCGGCGGTGGCCTTGGCAGCGAACGCCTGCGTCACCATCGCGGACTCGGCTTTGACCAGACAGGTAACTCTGTCCGGTGTGCCAACAGCAGAGACCATTCTTCTCGCGGCCGCCACGTCGTGGAACTCGGCCCTGGTCAACGTCACCGTGCTTTACGCATACTTCTGATCCCTACCGAGGGGCTAAAGCAACTGAAGGCCGGCCGTACTGGCCGGCCTTTTTTCATAAGGGGATGAGAATGGCAGCGTTTCAATGGCCTTTGGGAAAGCTGGAGGTGATCAACTCGGCGCTGTCGCAAACGGGCGACAATCTCGTCAATGTGGCGGACGACGGCTCCGACGAGTGGCTCACTGCTTCTCCTGCCTATGAGCGCGCGCTGGCCGTCGTGAGCGAGGATCATGGGTGGTCATGGTTGACCGATGTCCGGACCCTGCAGCCGGACGTCAACGCTCCAGACGATGATCAATATGATACCGCCTATGACTTGCCTGCCGATCTCGTGCATCTGATCTGGGTGCGCGTCGCTGACCGCCCGACCTATTGGGATTTGCTCAATGATCAGCTCGTGGTCAACGCTCAAGGCGGCCCGCCGCCTCCGACGCCCCCGGTGACGCCTGCGGCTGTCACGATCAAGGGTATCTTTTCGACCAAGTCCGATATCGCAAATGGCACACCGACGGTTGTGCTCGCGCTGCAATTCTTTGTCATGTCCGGCATCTACCGCGGACTTCACGAGGATCCGGTCGAGGCGGCGAACACGATGAAGCTGGCGAACGACATTTTGGAGCGCGCCAAATCTCGCCACGACATGCAGAAGTCGAAGCGCGCGATGTTCAACTCGCGCATGACCGCTTCCCGCAATCGGCCGCGCCCCTGGCCGCGGACCCCTCCCGGATGGGGTGGCACGGGAATCCCTTCATAGCGGTGACCCATGGCCAACCAGAAAATCCAGGGAGCGCAGCGCGACTTTTCCTTCGGCGAGGTCGATGTAGCGCTCAAGCGCTCTGACGAACACCCGGCGCGCAAGGGCGGCTTGCGCCAGTGCGTCAACATGCGCATCCTGAATTCGAAGGGGGTCCAGAACCGCCCGGGACGTTCCGCGCTGTTTCCGACACCAAACTCCAACCGCATCGAAGAAATCACGATGTCGCCGGGCAACGTGTTCAAGATCGCATTCGGTGCGGCCAATATCATCATCTTCAATTCCGCTGGCGCGCAGGTCGCATCGTTCGCTGTGCAGGGGGGCGGCGCGGCTCTGCCATGGACGGCGCTCAACCTCAACCAGATCGTCTATGCGCAGTTGGGACTTGCGATCTACATCACGTTCCCGGGGATGAAGCCGCAGGTCGTGTCGTGGGACGGCGTCACGACCTGGTCGATCGCTGATTATGCCGAGCTGGTGTTCGGCGGCCAGAAGCGAACATGGTTCTACCGGATCAGCCCGCAAGGCATCACGCTGTTGCCGAGCGCACGCACCGGAAATATCACGCTGACGGCTTCGGCGCCCATGTTCAAGGCCGGCCACGTCGGGACTCGCGTGCGGTACATCAGCCGCCAGATATTGATCACCGGGTTCACCGATAGCCAGCATGCCTCTGCGACAGTGCAGGAGCCGATTCCCGGCGAGCAGGACATGACCTTCTCGGCCGATCCGACGCTGAATTTTTCGGCTGGAGACGTCGTGTTCGGGTCCTCATCAGGATCGCGCGGCGTCGTGCTCGTGGTGAACAGCACTACCGTAGCCGTCCAGCTCACCTCATCGAACAGCACCACCGTCACGGTCGGGTCAGAGCAGCGGGTCGTTGCGTTCACCACCGGCGAGACGTTGGTGGGACCAGCGGGAAGCCAGTCGATCACCAGCGCCGGGCCAATCATCAATCCGACGATCGGCACCGCGCTCTGGGACGAGGAGGTGATGAACTCGTTGCAGGGCTATCCCGCGTCGTGCTTTGTCGATCAGTTCCGGCTCGGCTTCTGCAACTTCCCGTCGGTCTCAAACGGTATCGGCTGGTCGGCGATCAATTCGCCATTTGATCAGTACGTTCTCGGTGCGACCGTGCCCAATGGGGCGCTGTTCGAGCTGACGCCGGACAAGGTGCAGATTTTCTATGTGACGCCCGGGCCGGAAAGCTCGGAGTTCGTATTCTGCGACCACAAGCTCTATTACATCAAGATCGATGCTGCGACGCCGCTGAAGCCGGGAAGCGTCAGCTTTCAGACGCTCTCCGGCGATGGCGCGGCCAGGGTGCAGCCGCGCCTCGCCCAGGACGTCATCTTCTATGTCAACTCCGGCGGCAATAGCGTGATGGCTGTCGTTGCTCCGGGCGCCTATTACCGGCCTTTCAACACCGACAATCTCTGCGAATTTCACAGCCACCTTTTCAGCAACATCACCGCACTCGCGGCGCCGAACGCCGACGGCACGTTCAATGAGCGCTACGTCTATGCGTTGAATGCCAACGGCTCGCTGGTGTGCGGGAAGTACAGCGTCGATGATGGCAAGATCAGCGGCGTCGGCTGGGGTCCATGGTCAGGTGTCGCATCGCTGTCGTGGATCGCCGCGCAGAATGCCGACGTGCTTTTCACGTCGATCTATTTCGGCGCGACGATCTGCGAAATCCTCGATGACACGCAATATCTCGATGGCGCGCTGTTCGTGAACGCATTGCCGTCGGCGTTCACTCCACCGGGCGGCAAGGGTCCATTGTGGTGGATACCGAGCCAAAGCGTCACATTAATCGATCAGGTTACGCGCGTGATGGGCACCTATCAGATCGACGCAAGCGGCTTCCTCATCCCGCAATTCAATGGTGGCGAGGATCTGACCGTCTTGTCGCTGGTCGCCGGCCAGCCGTGGACGTCGACCGTCGAGCCTTTTTGCCCAGATGCCAATCCCGGCCCCGATGCACATCAGCGTATGTTCAAGCGACGGGTGGCTCGGTTCGCAGTGTATGTCATCCATTCGACGGGCTTCACCCTGGGTCGGTTGTTCGCAGGCCCGCTTACGCCGACCTCGCCGGCACTCGGCACCCTGATGAATTTCCGCCGCTTCCCGGCATGGAACCAGGACGACGATGCGACGAAGCCGCCTCCCTCGCGCGAGACCGTGGAGCGCATCCGCCCGCTCGGCCGCGCTTATGACCCGCGGGTGGCGCTGATCAAGGATACGCCGGGTCCGTTGCAGGTGCTCGAGATGGGGGTCGAATGTACGATATGAACGAGGCGGACCATGGGTAACGCGGCCACTCCCGCAGGCGGCACGTCACTGGCTTCCGCCGGTCTGTCGGCCTATGCGGACATCCTGAAAGGTCAGGGCACGGCCGAGGCCGATTCGTTCATGGCCGAAAAGTCCGAGACGGCCGCCACCTATGGCGAGCTAAAGGCAGTGCAGACCGGCGGGCAGATGACCCGCAGCCTCAACACCACGCTCGGCAATATCGAGGCCGTGCGCGCGGCAGCGAGGGCCGACCCCAATTCGCCGACCGGAGCTGCGATCCTCGATGAGCAGGCGGCCATCGGCAACGAGCAGCGCGGGATTGTCGTGAACAGCATCCTGCAGCAGGCCCGGCAGGACCAGGCAGACGCGGCCTATTATAAGGACGCCGCCGGTCGGGCGATGACGATGGGCGAGATTTCCGCCGGCGCCGATATCCTCAAGGGCTCCATTCCTCTATTCGGTAAAGGCTGATGGTCGACCTGCCGCTGCTCCCGGAACGTGTCGTCACGACATCAGCGCCGCAATCGCGCGTGTCGGGCGGCGACATCAAGGGCCAGTACGACCAGATGGCGGGTGCGATCAGCAAGGTCGCCGACGCCACGATGGGCGTTGCGACCGAAATGGCGAAAGAGCAGGCCGCAGAAGATCTGCAAAAGCAGAAGGTCACCCGCAATGCCGACGGCTCGGTCTCCGTCGCCAATCCCGCCAATTCGATCATCTTCGGGCAGGCCGGCGAGGCCTATAACCAGGCGGTGAAGGCCGGCACGATCGCGCAGCATTCGAACGTGATCTCGCAGGAATTGAATGGCCTGCATCAGCAATATCCGACCGATCCGGCCTCATTCAAGGCGGCCGCCGACGGCTTCAGGGCGAAGTACCTCCAGCAGCACGGCGGCGGCGAGATCGGCGCTGGGCTCGAACAGGATTTTGACCGCGTCTACACCCAGCACTTCAACTCGATCACGAACACGGCCGGCAATCTCGACATCACCAACCAGCAGAAGTCGATCACGGCCACGATCGCCGACCAGAAGAACACGCTTCAGGGTCTCGCGCGGCAGCCCGGCGGCACCGACACGCCGGAGTTCCGGGCCGCGCTGGAGCGGATGAAGGCCTCCTATCAAGCGCTTGGCACCAATCCGCTGTTCAAGATGCCGCAGGAGCAGATCAATCTTGAGGTGAAGAATTTCACCTCCCTGCTCCAAGGAGAGGCGACGGTCGCGCATATCGACGAGACCTTCACCAAGAAGGGCAAGGGCGACGCGCAGAAGGCGCTTAATGAGAGCATCCTGCAGAACCCGAACCTGTCGGAGGCCGATCGCAATCGGCTCTACAGCCACGGGCTGGCGCGCCTGCAATATCTGACTGCGGACGCCAAGGAGAAGATCGACGCCGGCCGCAAGGACGTGTCCGATCTCGAAAGCAATATCGCCAACGGTACGATCAAGACCACCGACCCCGTGATCGGCATGGCCATCCGGCAGGCGCAGGACCGCGGCGATCCGGAATCGGCGAACCGCATCCTGGCCGCGACCACGGTGCGCATGAACCTGACCGGCATCTCGACCTTGCCGCAGACCGTGCAGGCCGAGGTACTCGGCATCAAGCCGTCGGGCGCGGTGAATACCGCCATCCCGCCGGAGGGCCGCGCGCTGCTCGACCACATCGCGGGCACGGAATCGGCCGGCCGGTATGACGTGCGCTACAGCGGGGCCACGTTTCAGGGCTTTGGCGATCACCCGCGCGTCGCCGAGCCGATCACGTCCGGGCCCGATGTCGGCAAGACCTCGTCTGCGGCCGGCCGCTACCAGTTCATCGCGCCGACATGGGATCAGCAGGCCCGCAAACTGGGGCTGAAGGACTTCTCGCCGGCGAACCAGGACGCCGCCGCCTGGGATCTGGCGCAGACCGAATACAAGTCCAAGACCGGCAAGGACCTCCTGACCGTCCTGAAATCGGGCGATCAGGCCGCGATCGCCGATGTCCCGCGCCAGCTTTCCGGCCAGTGGTCCTCGCTCCCGGGCGGCCGCCAGCCCGCGCGCGCGGTGGCACCGGCGG